GTGATAATTATTGAAAAACGCCTAAAAATTCAGGAAACGAAAAAATGGAAAAAAGGAAGGAGGACAGAACGACACCGTGAGGAGGAAAAGAAACGTATCCGTAAGGGGTTTTCAGAAAATCAGACAGTTGAAATCATTCCTGCTAAATATAAGGGAAGTGCGGCTGCACATCGGCATCTTCGTGTTGCGGCATATTGTCGAGTCAGTACATATGAGGATGCGCAGGCGGGAAGCTTTGAATTACAGATTCAGCATTTCAAGGAACAGATAACCAAAAATCAGGATTGGCAGTTTGTTAATGTATATTCGGATGAAGGAGTGTCAGGTACATCCATCAGGAAACGATTCGGATTTCAACATATGATAGCTGATTGCGAGGCTGGTAAAATTGATCTGATTTTGACAAAGAGTATCAGTAGGTTTACTCGTAATACACTTGATTGTTTGGATGTTGTCAGAAAACTTAAAGGGTTAAATCCTCCGGTTGGTGTATGTTTCGAAACAGAGAACCTGAATACTATTGAAACCAATAGTGAATTGATTCTCGGCGTTATCAGCTTAGTTGCACAAGGAGAATCAGAACAAAAAAGTGCAGCCATTACATGGTCATTTATTGAGCGGTGTAAAAAAGGGATTGCTGTTTTTTCAACATATAATTTATTGGGATATGATAAAGATCGATTCGGTAAAATTATTATTGCCGATGACGAAGCGGAGGTTGTGCGATATATCTATTCATTATATTTAGATGGATTATCAGTTCGTGAAGTGGCACAACAGCTTACCGAACAACAAATTCCGACAATTCGTGGCAATGTGGTGTGGAGTGGTTCAACGGTACGTAATATTCTAAGAAATGAAAAATATTGTGGCGATGTATTAATGCAAAAAACTTTTACAGTAGATTGTTTTTCTCACAAAGTGATGAAAAACCGAGGACAAAAACCACAGTACCTTTTTCGCAATCACCACACGCCAATTATTCAACGAGATGACTGGGATAAAGTGCAGAATATGTTGAAACATCCCCGGTATATGTCTAAAAAGCAGGTTTCACCTATTCAAAAACGTTTCCATATTTCGCGTGTAAAAACAGGCGTTTTAAAAGGATTCGTTATGATTGATCCAAAATGGAATCAAAAAGATATTGATATATTTTTTGAAATTATGACAAAACAGAAGGGATGATTGTATATGTTTACTAATTTTTCGGATTTTAATTTTGAAGTTATTGATGTGCTTGTGAATAACATTACACCTGAACTTACTATTAATAAGAATACGGTTACATTGTCATGGAAATTATTAGAAGAGTTGGGTAATCCACAATTTCTCAGACCATTAGTGGATTTCAAAAATAAAGCTTTTGCATTGTGTGTGTGCAAAGAGTCGGATTCAAAAATATTCAGGGTTAGAGATGCTCAAGAAAAAAACAACAAATCACGAGTTGTTTCTTATGTTGTTATTCGTAAGACTTTGAGGGATCTTATGAGGGAAACATGGAATGATGATAAACGATATCGACTTGTTGGTACGGTATTTCCGAAAGAAAAGGTAGCCGTATTTGATTTAACGCAAGCAGAAGAATTGGATGGAAGGTGCAAGAAAGCTCCTGTAAAACCAAATTTAATTTAAAATGTATGATTTATGCACTATGTTTACAAAAACTTAAATAGTTTATAGTATTATCCTTCCACATCCACTGTCACACCTGATTTGAATTCTACAGTACAGCTATCCTCAAACACGGTTATGGTTTCAATTAGCTGTCGGACGAGATGATCATCAAATTTGGTGATGGCCGTGGATTGTGTGTTTAGGAAGGCAGCCATATCCTCTATGCGATTGCGGATTTCATCCTGATTAGCATTTTTCGCTAGTGCCTGCTGCTTTTGTTCACGCAGGTGGTAGATTTCTTCGGCAACATTGTCGTAGCCATTCTTGGAACTTGCCAGTTTTACAAGCTGGGTTTGCAGTTCTTCCAGCCGGGTATCGATAGCTGCCAGCGTTTCATCATTGCCATGGCTGAGAACGGTTTCGATATTCTGCTGCAGCATGGTAAGAAAATCCTTTTTCTCGCATAGCACCTGATTGATGGCTGTTAGGCAGACCTGCTCAAGTGCAGGTTCAGATATGGTGCGGGCATCGCATTTACCTGTATGGTCTACTCGATTGACGCAGCGCCAGACGATGGATTTCTTTCCTCGGTTGTTCCAGTGTATCCGGCGGAATATCTCGCCGCACTTACCGCAGCGTATCCGCTGGGAAAAACAATGGTTGCTGCTGTATGTCAATTTCCTGCCGTTTTTCAAGTGAATAGAACTTCGCCGTACCATTTCTTCCTGCACCTGCAGGAAAATGTCGCGGGGGATAATGGCCTCATGGTTATCTTTTACATAATACTGTGGCATGATGCCAGTATTCTTGACGCGCTTTTTGGTAAGAAAATCCACCGTATAAGTTTTCTGCAAGAGGGCATCACCTATATATTTTTCATTCCGTAAAATCTGTCTGATGTTACTGTCCCGCCATTTGGTGTGGCCAGCACCATTTTTTAAACCGTCCGCTGTTAAGTTGCGGGCGATTTTTAACATACTGGCACCTTCGAGGTATTCCCGGTAAATGCGTTTTACAATTTCTGCTTCCTCCGGAACTACGACCATGTGTTTATTTTCATCCTTGGCATAGCCGAGAAAATGATTGCAGTTGATTTGTACTTCGCCACGTTGGTAACGATACTGCAGGCCCAGCTTCACATTCTGGCTTAGGGACTGGCTTTCCTGTTGGGCTAAGGATGCCATAATAGTAAGCAGTACCTCGCCCTTAGAGTCCATCGTATTAATATTTTCCTTCTCGAAAAAGACGGGAATGTGTTTGTCCTTTAACTGTCGGATATATTTCAGGCAGTCCAGCGTGTTCCGAGCAAACCGGCTGATGGATTTGGTAATAATCATATCAATCGTACCAGCCATGCAATCTTCGATCATGCGATTAAATTCATCCCGCTTTTTGGTATTGGTACCGGATATCCCATCATCAGCATAAATTCCGGCCAGTTTCCAATCCGGATGATTGTGGATGTAGGTGGTGTAGTGCTCGATTTGTGTTTCATAGCTGGTGGCCTGCTCGTCGCTGTCGGTAGAAACCCGGCAATAAGCAGCTACACGGCATTTTGGCTTTTCTTCAGTATGGCTTCGGTGTAGATAAGTTCGTGCCGGAATGATCGTGACATTCCGCGTCTGTAATTCCATGTATGGATTCCTCACTTTCTATTAAACTGTATGCATATTCGGCTTGCTGGAACGGATCAGTATAGGTCTGCGTTTTTTCTGCAAGGGAGAAGGTGGTGGGGTATAGGGCCGGTGATACCTTTTTAGGTTCCCGGATACGTCCCAACTTTTTGGCCCGGTTGGTGATTTCCTTTTGTGCAGCAGTAAACGTGTCGGCATCAATAATAGCCGGATAATAATCATCACCGATATAGTGCGTCGTTTGCAGAATATGGCGGATGCTACTGTGGAAAACGTGAATTGTTGCTTCTTTCGCAGCCGTAGTCAGTGCAGCTCCGGCAAGATAGGCTTGGAACAGCACTCGTATTTTTTCGGCTTCCTCCACATCCACTATCGCTTTGCCATTTTTAATCCGATACCCAAACGGTGTATGGCTCATAGCTTACACCAGCCTTTCCTGTAGCGTAATGCCGCATTTTAGTTTAAAGCCGATTTTTGCTCGAGAGTAGACCAGAATTTGTTCTACAAATTGCTGGAATATTGCCCCGTCAAAGACCGTTAGCATTTTCGCCTTACAAGTATACTGCAGTAATTTTCTCGTTTCATGTACCGTTTTATTATCATCATTCAAAAAATCTACAAGGGAATCCTTTTGGTGCTGCCATTGTTCAGCTTCCTGCAGCAGTTCGTTATTTCCTTTCTGGTACATTGCAGGCTCTAGATATTTTTTCGCCAGCAGGTACGCCAATGTTTTTTGATGCTCGGCGTTTTCCTCCAGCTTTGTGTCTAAATCTTGAATGACTGTGATGCTGTCATCAGAATGGAGGGTACGCAAACTGGCAAGCAGCGGTTTTAAAACAAAGGCATGACCAAAGATGAGCTTATTCATCATCGTAACAAAGGCATATTCCAGTGTCGTTTCCTTGATGTATTTTAACGAGCATTTTGTGGCATCTGTTAAATGGGTGGCGCAGCACCAAGCTATATAGGAATTGCGACCGCCTTGGATCCGCCGCTTGAAGGTAGCACCACATTGATGGCATCGAATGACACCAGAAAACGGATAACGGTTCTGGTACTTTTTATTCTGCGGCAGCGCACCTTTTTCTTTGCCACGTTGCCGAATGACTTGCTGGACCACTTCAAATATGTCCTTGGTAATAATAGCTTCGTGGTGGTGTTCCACCCGATATTTATCTTTCTCGCCATGGTTATGATGGCGAGTGAAATGCGAATCAGTATACGTTTTCTGGAAAATAGCATCTCCAGTGTAATTCTCGTTTTTCAATATGCCACGAACGGTTGTCGCAGTCCAATGGGTACCGCGTTTAGCCGGGATTCCCCTTGCATTTAATTCCTTGGCAATGGCATCCGTACCGATACCGGCGAGCGTTTGATTAAACATGGCTTTTACAATTGTAGCCTGCTCCGGCTGCAGTACCAGTTTTCCCTCTATTACATCATATCCATATGGGGCGTAAGCAAGTTTAAAGGTGCCATTCTGGAAACGGCGCTGTATGGACCAGGTGCTGTTTTCGGCAATCGATACCGATTCATTTTCTGCCAAGCCGCTCAGAATCGATAGCATGAGCTCACTTTCCATTGAACCGGTATTTAGGTTTTCCTTTTCAAAGTAAATATAAACGGTAAGCCCCAGTAATTTACGGACCAGTTCCAGACAATCGGTAGTATTGCGGGCAAACCGGCTGATAGACTTTGTCACAATGAAGTCTATTTTTTTATGCTCGCAATCATCTATCAGGTGGAGTAGGGCTGGGCGCTTTTCTTTTTTCGTGCCGGTAATACCTTCATCATAATAAATACCGGCAAACTCCCAGTCCGGATTGGCCGTAATGTAGGCTTCATAGTGTTTTCGTTGTGTGGCAAGGCTGACTAATTGCTCCTCGCTATCAGTGGATACCCGGCAATAGGCTGCTACCCGCAGCTTATGTTTTGGTGTAGGAAATACAAGCGGGCCTCCGATTTTTGTCACTGTTTTCATGGATTTTCACCTCCTTGTAGTGTGACATAGTACCTCTATATGCCGGATATATCAAGGAATAGAGGGCAATATGGCCGCTAATACCGGTGAAAATGTTTTTCGGTTTACTGCCGTTATTTTGGCAAATTCATCAGCAGAAAGCAGCCCTTTATGGAATAGGGACTGCAGTATGTGTTGGGCACGGACATAATCGACTTCGTGCTGCAGTTGTTCCTGTGATATTGGCTTCGATTCAGCTTGTATCTCGCCTGCTTCGAGTGTATGGCCGTCGTTCATGATAAATCATCTCCTTACAAATAGGCCATGAAATAGGGGAAAGTAAACCTATTTTGTTAGCCCTTATATCTGTAGTCGATGAAATAAGCTGCTATTCGAACCCAAAACATAAAAAAAGGACCTGCCAGAGTGATGAGACTCCAGCAGGCCAATAGATATATTCTTCTGTTATTTCCGCAGCTGCTTCAATGCTTCCTGCAGCCGATCCGGTATGGGAAGTCCCATCCGTGCGGCATTTTCTACAATGGAAAGTCCCTCGTTGGATAAGTAGAATAAGATGGTGGCAGTCCGTAACGCACTGCCGGAGCCGAGCATCGTTGCATCCAGCGTATGGGCCACACCGACGAGTACAAAAAGAAGCACCTTCCGGCAGATGCCCATAAAGCCGATCTCGCTGGATAGCTGCCGTTCCCGGCAGGCGCATAACACACCGGTAATATAGTCCAGGCAGACAAACGTCAGCAGGGCATAGAGCAGATTGTCAAAGCCGCCGATAAACCAGCCCAGCCAGGCACCGACAGCCGCGCATCCGATTCGTATTTCATTCCACGTCATTCTCATCACCCCGCCAAGGTAGCCTTGATTTCAAGATACTGGTCCCCGTATTTTACATTATCGATAAACTGGATATTGTATTTCTGATTGCGGAATTTAATGTTCCATTTTTCCGAGATATCCGAGCGGTACCGGATGACGAACGACACATCCTTTTCCAGATGAACGGCAGCAGCAAAGAAATACTGCCCGCCATGGATATTGGTCACCTTGGCCCAGGTACTGCCCTTGCTGACCAGCGTGGTATCATACCCGCCCTGCCCATCAGAGACATTCTCCTCCACCATAAACTCAATCCGCTGCTTCATTTCCCCGATATCCATCAGAACACCTCATTCCGGTAAGAAAACAGCATGGCCCGCATGAGCTTGATCATGGCATCGAAGTCCGCCGTATCCCGATTTTCGTACAGATAGGCCACGCCATACAGGATGGCTGTCTTGATGTCCTCCGGCAGCGTCGTGTAGTCGCTTAACGGATGGCGCAGTACATTTTCCACCGTTGTCGTGGAGGACTGGATCAGACTGTCGATCAAAGCATCCTCCACATCATTATCAATGCGGAGATATAATTTAGCTTCGTCCCGTGTTACTGCCATGCTGCCACCCTCCTTCTGTTATTTGCTGGCCTGCTTGAGTGTCTTGATGGCTTCCGGCAGAACGATCTTGGCGTCGACACGCTGGGAGCCGAGAAAACCGACCTGACCGGTAACGGCATATAATTCGTTCAGACGTTTAAAGGTGCGGCCCTGCCTATCGGCAATCCAGTAGTAGGAGAAATCACCGAACAGCACCGTCTTGGCATCGGCTGCCATCTGCGGCATATACCGACTGGTGACGACAGGGCAGTTCAAGATCTTATCCGGCACATCGGCACTGACGGAAGGCTGCCAGATATACTGGCCCTGCGTATCCTTCAGCTTCCGGATGGCCTTGACGGTGCTTTCATGCAGCAGCAATGTAGCCGACTTGCGGTACGGTTCACGGAGCGAATAGTACAACTCGATCAAATCGTCGAAGGTAATCGCTGTAGCAGAAACGGCAGTCGAGCCATCTGAAGCACCGGCAGTATCGACGAGGATGCCGGACGGACGATCCGTTCCGGTGCCGGTGAGGAAGGCTTCTTCTTCGGCATTGCCCAGCCTGCGGGCGAACTCCTGCGCCATATATCCTTCCAGATCGAAAGCAGAATCGTTCAACAATTCTTCGGATACCTTGACGAGCGTACCCAGTTTATGCGCCCCGATGGACACCTGACCGAAGGTGGTGTTGCTTTCGGTGTAGGCGGCTTCTTCATCCGTCCATGCGGCAGTCCCCTCGCTGGCAACGACCGGAATCTTATGATCGCCGCTGGCGGTCTGAATCACATGGGACAGGGAGCGCAGCACATTTGTCTCAGCCAGCATCTGGATCAGCGTCCGTTCGAATTCGTCCGGTACGAGGTAGCCGCCCTGGGGATCGGCCCCTTCTTTTAAGGTGTTGCGGATTTCCGGACGGGACTTGCCGCGCATACTGTCCCAAAAGGCGGGCGCATAGGCATCGCTGAACCTGCCATGCTTAGTTGTATCTTGCTTAGTAGGCTTATTGACGATAGCACTCGATGTCGGCTTGCTTAATTCAAGATCGATAGCAACCTGCGTCTTCAGCCTGTCGATTTCCTTGCCCAGTGCCATGACATCGGCTTCCATCTTGTCATAGGTGGCGGCATCTTCGGTGGAAAGCGTATCACCGGCTGTCTGTTTTTCATCCAGGAAGGCCTTGGCCTGCTCCCAGATATTGGCGCGTTTTTCCTGCAGTTCTAATAATTTACTCATATTGGTACCTCCATTTAATGTGTTAAGAGCGACAGCCGCTGCTGCAGCGACGCTACGGATATATGTGATTCTGTTTTTATCCTTGATTTCTTGGCAATGGCCTTGTTCAACAGTGCATTAGTGACCTGCCTCCTAGAAAAGGAATAACTTCCCATACTGGCAGCATCATGCATCTGTGTATGGGTATCGTCCGTCAGTACGGTATCGGCAAAGCCAAGCTCGATTGCTTTTCCTGCATTCATCCAGGTCTCGGCATCCATCAGATGGGATAGCTGGGTGCGGGAAAGCCCGGTTTTTAATTCATACGCATTGATAATGGATTCCTTGACCTCGGACAGCATGGAGATGACACGTTCCATTTCATCGGTATCGCCCATGGCGATCGTGAACGGATTGTGGATCATCATTAACGCAGTCGGTGCCATATTGACACTCGTTCCTGCCATGGCAATCACAGAGGCAGCCGAAGCCGCGATTCCGTCGATATTGACATGGACCTGACCGGCATAATCCATCAGCATGGCATAGATCTGGCTGGCCGCTACGCAGTCGCCGCCGGGCGAGTTCAGCCACAACGTGACATTACCCTTCCCGGATGCCAGTTCGTTTTTAAACAGTTTCGGTGTTATCTCGTCGTCAAACCAGCTTTCCTCGGCAATGGTGCCGTCAATGGTAAGAATGCGTCCGGTATCGTCATCGGTATTCCAGTTCCAGAATTTCTTCATGGGTTTTCCCCCTCGCTTTCGGTATAAAATTTTCCTGCCTGGTCCAGCGGCAGCATATTGCCGTTGACCAGATACGTATCGCCGCCCTGTTCGGCAGGGATGCGGTTCATATCCTCAAGCTCCCGGATGTCGTTGGCGGAGAGCCAGCCGTTCTGTCTGCCAATCGCATACCCATTCATGCGACTTTGGTAGTCACCGCGCAGCAGGCCGTCCACATTAAACTTCGTAAAGATTTGTGCGCGTTCCGACGGCAGTACCAGTTGCTGGTTCATGGCCTGCTCCCAGCGGACGCACCAGGGATTCAAGGTATATTTAACAAATTCCAGCGACTGCTGCTCGATATTGGAGAAGGTGGATTTCTCCAAATCCCCGACCATATGCGGCGGCACCCGGAAGATACGGGCGATTTCGTCGATCTGAAACTTCCGCGTTTCCAGAAACTGCGCCTGATCCGGCGGAATGGATAGCTGCTGGAAGGTCATGTAGAGTAGGCAAGTGCCGCCGTGCATTGTTTCCAATGTCGGTTTGCACAAGCCTCTCCCCAAACCGTGCTTACACCTCTCGATGTACACGGCTTTCCATTTACACTATGACGAATGATGGATTTTCTTATGGCATTCTTTACAAACAACAAGTGTTTTCCGCTTTCTTGCAATCATCGCCATTTCCCATTGCTCCTTACCTTTGAGGTTTTTCATCTTGTTGATGTGATGAATTTCAAAAGCAATGCCATCACCTTCCGCACCGCATAATTCACATTTACAAGCCTTCAACCTGGCTTCAAGAGAATTTCTTGTGTTGAAATGGATATGGTTCTTCACCGTATCAATGCTTGGTTCGTCAAAGACAGTTCCTCGTTTGAAGTCCGAGAATTTCACAATCATCATGCGCTTTTTCTCTTTCTTCGTTTTATAAGGAATGCCCCACGACTTTCCGCACTTGAATATCCTCTTTATGCCTGATATTCTGGTTTTATGCTTCTTAGCAAGTGTTTTCAGACAGCTGTATTCCATCAGATAAACGAAATACGTCAGCTTTGAGAAATTACTGGCTATGCAGTAATAATTACAGATTCCACGAGTCTGCGAGTTATAGGTATCTACAATTTCAAGGTCAGTAAGACCCGCCATTGAGTTTCTTTGCCATGGGATGAGTTTGCCGGCCTTACCTTGAATGACAATCTCACGGTCGTACATGAACTTCTCAATCCGCTCCATGGGAATAAGCAATTCCACAGAGTTATTAAGCGTCCGCTGTAAAACCCCATTGGTTTTCCTTTTGGATTCCTGACATCTGCGCACGTTGATGTCATATCCGAGAAAATGAGCATTGCCGGAACTGTGCGTGATTTTTGTTTTCTCGTCAGACAATTCCAGTTTTAATCTTGTTGCCACAAACAACGTAAGCTCCTGCTTTATACGCTCCGCATCCTCACGGCTTCCGCTGACACCGATAATAAAATCATCAGCATAGCGTACATAGGCGATTTTCTTGTCGGAAGCGTCCTTGTATGGCAATCTGCGCTTTTCCACTTCAAGCTTATGAATCTGTTTTAACAGTTCTTTCTTTTCCGCTTCATCAACGCATTCGCCGTAACGCTTTTGCAATTTGACAATTCCTCTCACCTTTTTGCCGTATGCAGGTGTATAGGCATAATCAGCAGGCGCATTAAATTCTTTCTGCATGGCTTCTACTTTCTTGTCCAACTCATGCAGATATATATTTGCAAGAATCGGGGAAAGAATGCCGCCCTGCGGAGTTCCGCTGTATGTCTTGTGGTACTCCCAATTTTCCATGTAGCCCGCTTTCAGAAACTTTCCTATCAGATTTATGAACTTGCTGTCCTTAATCTTCTCAGAAAGCAGATTCAGCAGAACCGTGTGGTCAATGTTGTCAAAGCATCCCTTAATGTCTCCCTCGACAAACCATTTCGTACTGCGGAAAGAACGGCTGATTTCTTTCAGCGCTGAGTGACAGCTTCTATTCGGTCTGAATCCGTGCGAATGAGTACTGAAAACAGGCTCATAGATTACTTCAAGTATCTGCCGTATCGCATCCTGTATCAGTTTGTCTCTGAATGACGGAATACCTAATGGACGCATTTTTCCGTTGCGCTTAGGAATGTAGACACGTTTTACCGCTTTTGGCTCATAGGTTTGGTTTTTCAGTTCATCAATAATCTGATTCACATATTCCTTTCCAAAACCGTCAGCCGTATCATTGTCCACACCCTCAGTTCCTGCGCCCTTGTTTGCGTAAAGGTTCTTGTATGCGGTCATGTAAATATCCTCTCGCAAAAGATACCTATAGAGCCGCGTGTAGATACCGTCTGAATGCTCTTCAGAATTTCTGTACATTCGTTCTAAAATTTCAGATGTTGGTTTCATTGAGGTTTCTCCTCCCTTTCACCTTTCCTTTTAGAGTTGCATAAGCTGCGTTCCTTCGCCATGTAAGAGCTATTAACTCTCTCGGACTACTACGAACGCTCCGTACCCATGGGCGGTATTCAAGTCCTATAGACTATAGCCTTTCGGCATCCGCCTTTAGGGTATCCCCAGTTAGCGTCATTGCTTGGTATGCTCGAATTATCGGTTCCGCTTTAGACTCTTTAACACAGGTTCTCCTGCTCGTGCCGTGACATTCGCAATCATGCCGCCTTTGAAGGATGTAAAGACAGTCAGTCACGGAATGGGTAACAGGCTAATTTCCCAATTCCCCTCGGAAATGGACACTCAAGTCTCACGTTCAGTAGATACCTTAAACCTCATATCCGATTGTTGTGGCGGTTCAGTCGTACCCTTTAGCCTTTGAGTAACTTACCGCTTTCCTGTCGTGCTATGTTCCCGTATCAGCTTTCACTTTGCGGTAAGACAGGTCAACTCACCCATGATTGTGGGTGGTAGTACCAAACACTACTATCAATGACGCCCATCTGGGCGCACGCCTTCTTCCAGCACAGCTACCTTGTTAGCATTAGAGCTGCCGCCGAAGGCAGAGTTCCAGCTTTCTCTAACACGCTCTGGATCTTTAACCACACCGGGATGCTCCAAGATGCCGCCGGGAGTCGCACCGTTTGCAAAAAACTTAGCTCCGTATTCTTCGCAGGCTATTGCCATGCCGATGGCATTCTTAGCCATTGCAATCGGGCTGTAGCCCACAAGACCGTCAAAGCCAAGGCCGGGAACATGCAGTACGTCGGACGGCTGGAGCCTCACACGACTGCCGTTCATCGTGTGCGCTTCGTCCTGCGATGTTTGGTATTCGTAATAAAGCTCTCCGTTTTCATCACGGTTGACCGTCATACGATTTGGCATCAAAGGATAGAGCGCGACCACTTCAACTTTGCCGTTCCGAATGATCTGCGCGTAGGCGTTTCCCCACAGGAGTAGGTGCGTCATCAATGTTTCCCGGAATACAAAGGATGTCATTTCCGGATTTGGCTCATCGTGAAGCAGGAAGTATAGCGGATGATTTATCGCTTTTTCCTTGCTGCCGCCTTCGCCGTATCGATAGAGGTGTATCGGCAGGCCTGCAATTGCCTCGGACAGAATCCTCACGCAGGAGTAGACCGCCGTCATCTGCATGGCGGAGCGCTCCGTTACAGCCTTGCCGGAGGTCGTCCCGCCGAAGAAGAAGCGGTAGGAGCTTCCGGTTGTTGAATTGGTAGGCTTATCTCTTGAACGAAACAGTCCTGAAAATATGCTCATATTGATCACCTGCCTTTCAGATAAATAAAATGCCTCTGTCGTCATAGACAGAAGCACCGTTGTCATTGCCGCAGCGGATCGCACGGTCAAGCGCCATGATGGTGGCGATGGCTCCGTCGATCTTCTCTGTAGATTTTTCCTTGTCAGCCTTGATATTTCCGGCTGGGTCAGTACGGATGAAGATGTTATCCATATTCCAGCGGAGAACAGGATGACCGCCGTGGGCGAGCTTTTGCTCAAGTGTCAGCTTCATGAGCTCCTTTGTGGGCGGGCTCATATCCTTAAAGCCCTGTCCGAAGGGCACGACAGTAAAGCCCATGTTCTCCAAGTTCTGAACCATCTGGACTGCTCCCCAGCGATCGAAAGCTATCTCGCGAATATTGAAGCGCTCGCCGAGGCGTTCGATGAATTTCTCGATATAACCATAGTGGATGACGTTGCCTTCGGTAGTCTGCAGCACGCCTTCCTTCTCCCAAGTATCGTAGGGCACATGATCGCGTCTCACGCGAAGATCCAGCGTATCCTCTGGCACCCAGAAGTACGGGAGGATCACATACTTGTCGTCTTCATCCCGTGGCGGGAATACCAGCACAAAAGATGTAATATCCGTAGTGGAGGACAGGTCAAGACCGCCATAGCAGACACGTCCTTCGAGGTCATCCTCATTGACCGGAAAGGCGCAGGCGTCCCATTTATCCATTGGCATCCAGCGTACAGCCTGCTTTACCCATTGATTAAGGCGCAACTGCCTGAAGGAATTTTCTTCACCGGGGTTTTGCTTTGCCGATTCGCAGGCCGCTTCTACCTTGTCAATGCCGACCGTGATACCGAGAGAGGGATTTGCCTTTTTCCACACCTCCGGATCAGTCCAGTCCTCATCAGGTTCCGCGCCGTAAATGACCGGATAAAAGGTTGGATCGACCTTCCTGCCGTCGAGGATGTCCTGCGCTTTCTGGTGGACTTCATAGCAGATGGTGTTTGTATCATTTCCGGCTGTGGTAATCAGGAAATACAGCGGCTGCATTCTGGCATCGCCGGAGCCCTTTGTCATTACATCAAAGAGTTTCCGGTTCGGTTGGGTGTGCAGCTCATCGAATACCACACCGTGGATGTTAAAGCCGTGCTTACTGTAGGCCTCAGCGGAGAGCACCTGATAGAAGCTGTTGGTAGGCTCATAGATGATCCGTTTCTGGGAGGCCAGTATTTTGACGCGCCGATTAAGCGCCGGGCACATCCTTACCATATCCGCAGCAACATCAAAAACGATGGTGGCCTGCTGTCTATCGGCAGCGCAGCCGTAGACTTCGGCGCGTTCCTCACCGTCACCGCAGCAAAGGAGCAGGGCGACAGCGGCAGCCAGCTCTGACTTTCCCATCTTCTTTGGAATTTCGATGTAGGCCGTATTGAACTGACGGTAACCGTTCGGCTTCAGGACACCGAACAGGTCGCGGATGATTCGTTCCTGCCAGTCGATGAGCTCGAAGGGTTTTCCTGCCCATGTGCCCTTGGTGTGGGTGAGCTGCTCGATGAACATCACAGCGAAGTCCGCCATCTGTTTGCTGTAGTGAGAAGTCTCTGCCATGAAGCGGGTCGGCTTATAGTTTTTCAGTTTTCGCATTGGCACGGTGGCCGCCTCCTTTCAGGGCAAAATAAAAGACCGCTTAAGCGATCCGGTATCAGTACGAGAGAAAGAGCCTTCTGGCTCAGTCTCCCGGAATATTCATATTCAGGGTTTAATGTTTAGTTGTGGTTATCCAGCAGAATGCAAAGCGCCATCTCTGCTTCCTTGCAGGTGGGATGAATGTCCCAGCCTCTGTCGTAGTTGCAAACGGTCTCGCCGTCAATCTTGATCATGAGCTTGCTGATCCTGCCTCCGTTAATGCCGTAGGTCTCGCTTGGCTCGTCGTAGTGTTTTACCCAGTAGTGACACTTGGTGTATTTTTCCTTGTCCTTGGCATCCGGGATGCCGATAACTCCTTCGCTCCACATTTTCCTTACGCCTCCTTTACCGTCATCTTGAAAGCCGGGATGAGGGCGTGCTCGTCGCTTCCGAAGTGGGTGTAGCGCTCCTTGACCTTTACAATTCCGTCCAGTGTGCAGCCGAGCTCCTCAAACTTTGCAATGGTCTCGATAAGGCTTGAGAAGGTGGAACTGATGGTGAATTCCTTCACTCCGAGCTTCCGGCAATCTGCAAGGATCGCTTCGATGTCGTAATCCCAGATGACTTCGGCGAAGTTCGGCAGGTCGTTTCCAGCTTCCTTACTGTAAAGGTAGGCCTGTCCCAGTGTCCACTGGCATCCGATTTCTTCCCAGCACATTCCGGGCTTCGCGTTTTCTATGGCTTCGATTGTGTACTTCATGGTGGTTCCTCCTTGTGGTTGTTTTCCCTTTTGGTATGTACATATATCACTCTGAACGCCTGTAATAGCAAGCTATTTATCGAAATATATGTGACAATCCTGCGGGAACATTTGAGGCCTAAATTGTGTAGTTTATGCCTCGCCGGACATGATGAATTTCACGTATTCAGACCGGTGATCCTCAAGGTATAAAACCAGCTCGTAGAAGTCCCGTTCATAGGCCAGCCGCTGCACCGTGTTCACATCGAACATATTTGTAAGGCCGGTATCCCGTATGGCGAGGATCTGCTCCTTTACCTTTTCATCCATATCAGTCCACCACCTTTCGCACACGGTCAATGCCGTAGATGACATTCAGGCCGGAGCCGTTGTCCCAGTTCACCATAAGGCTCCCGGTATCGTCGACTCCCGTAACGGTTCCTTTGGTGCCGATGAGCGGTGCCTGTACATCGTCCATCTGGAGAAGCTCCACGCGGGTGCCTGCCGGGTAGTGGGAGCGGAGCGCTTCGAGTTGCTCTTTCATGATCATTCGCATGCTGCCACCTCCTTTTCCGGTGCGCCGTTCTTCCAGCTGGAGTTGCCGGAGAGATTCTTAAGGAGAATCTTGCGCTCTGCCTTATATTCGTTTCCGATAAAGCCAAGCCGCAGGAGAAAGCAGCGGAATGCATACTTCTCGTTGTCGACTTCCTTTTCAGTGGCACTGATACGCTTCAAATCCCTGCTCATCTTGCCAAGGGATGCAATGAAGTGGGTGTAGGCCTTGACCTCGTCCGGCTCCGGCATCTCTTTAAACCAAGGGAAGCTGACCGTATCCTCCGTCACCTCAATGCCAAGGTCGTCAATGCCGAGTGCTTTTTTGATGAGGCTTTCCTTGGCGGTGAGGAGGTTGGTGAGATTTCCGACCGCCACCTTGTCGAGCGGGAGGCTGACCGCAAGGCCGGTAGCCTCGTCGGTGCTTTCGACCTCTTTTGTATCCTTCGGTGTGAAGCCATCCGCGATCAGGCTGTGAATGATGCGTTCCAGCTTGTCTGCGTCCTCGCAGGTTGCGCCGCCTTCTTTGTCGACCGTGATGTCGCCGATCTCGTAAGCGCAGGTCGGCATACGCATGTAGATCGCCTTGTCGCCGGTGAGTTTTTCAATGGCCGCGACCAATGCTTTTCTGTCGTTTCCGGTTACGTTGTAATTTGCTTTCATGAGTGTGTTCCTCCTTTGTTAATTAAGGTTTTAGGCTGTGCCTTTCGGCATGTATATACATCACTCTGAAAGCCTTATTTATCAAGCGATTTCCGACATTTTCTCAGGTAGAAAATCGCCGAAAAATCCGGGCAGAAATTGTGTATTATACACCCGCCGTCGGAGAGGTCTCGACTTCCTTTGCCAGAGCGGAGTAGAAGAGCTTTTCTCTGTTCCTTATTACATACACATTCTCCTCATCGCCGGTATCCTCTACGTAGCGACGAAGGATGACAGAGGCGTATTTCGGATCGAGCTCCATCATGTAGCAGACGCGGTTCAACTGCTCGCAGGCCATCAGCGTGGAACCGGAGCCGCCGAAGGTATCAATAACTACAGAATTCTCCTGAGAGGAGTTCTGGATGGGATAGCCCAGAAGATCCAGCGGCTTGCTGGTCGGGTGATCCTTATTGCGCTTTGGTTTATCGTAGTTCCAGATGGTGGTCTGCTTGCGGTCGGAATACCACGGATGCTTGCCGTTTTGCAAAAAACCATAGAGCACAGGTTCATGCTGCCATTGATAATCGGATCGACCGAGCACGAGGCTGTTCTTTACCCAGATACACACACCGGCGAGATGGAAACCTGCGTCAATGAATGCCTTTCGGAAAGTGAGCCCTTCAGTATCCGCGTGGAAGCAGTAAGCGGCTCCGCCTTTTTCGAGGTGGTCAGCCATGTTCTTAAACGCTGCCAGCAGGAACTTGTAAAATTCCTCGCCTTTGAGAGAGTCGTTCTGGATTGTAAGACCATCCGAGGCTTTGAAGGATACGCCGTAGGGCGGATCGGTCAGAACAAGGTTTGCATTCTTGCCGTCCATGAGCTTTTCCACATCTTCCGGCGAGGTGGCATCTCCACACATGACTCTATGCTTGCCAACCGTCCAGATGTCGCCGGGCTCTACGAAGGAAGCTTTCTCAAGGGCAGCGGTGAGGTCAAAATCATCATCGGCGATGTCCTTTTCACTTCCGGTGCCGAGCAGTTTATCCAGCTCACCGGCATCAAAGCCGAGGAGAGATAGGTCAAAGGACTGATCCTGCAGGTCAGATAATTCGACCGACAGCATTTCCTCATCCCAGCCTGCGTTAAGCGCCAGCTGATTGTCTGCAAGAATATACGCACGCTTTTGTGCTTCCGTCAGGTTCTCGGCAAAGACGCAGGGCACGGTTTCATATCCTTCCTCGCGGGCAGCCGTAATGCGACCGTGGCCGACGAGGATGTTGTAGTCCGCGTCAATGACCGCAGGACTCACAAAGCCGAACTCCCTGAGAGAAGCCCGGAGCTGTGCGATCTGCTCCTTGCTATGCGTCCGGGCATTCCGGGCATAGGGCACCAGTTTATCAATAGGTACCTGTTCCAATTTCTGTGTGTTCATTTACATATTCCTCCTGCTTCGAAGCAGCTGCTCCATCACGCTGTCCTGCGGGCTGCCCTCAAAGGGCTCGGTGCAGTTTTGCTTCACAATGTCATAAATCTCGTACCAGAGCAGGTTGGCCTGCTTCTGAAAGTTCATTAAAAGCTGTGTGAAAGGGCTCGCAATGGCAGCGCCGGTGGTCGGGTGCTTTCCGAGCATGCCGTATTTGCTGACCGCTTCGGAGCACTGGATATACCGGGCAAAGGCCTCAGAGTAGCTTTCGAGCAGGCGCTTGTTTACCAGCCTCTCGCAGCCACGTTCCTTGAGCCACAGCCATGTTTCCTTATAGATTTCATCTGCGCCGAGGGGCTTGCCGTCCTTCTGAAGAGCAGAGAGGTAATCATCCGGGCTTGGCATATCCATGCCTTCCAGCTCCACGCCGTCACCGATGTCATCAACATCGAAGTCGGTCATGTCGTCGGTGAAGTCCGGCAGCTCCATACGCTTTGCAGGTGCGCCTTTCATAATTTTGTCGGCGAGGGCGTCCGGCTTGGAGCCAGCTTTGACACGCCGCCCGCCGCGATAGGTTCCGTCTTTCGCCATGTCGATCAATTCCATTTCTGTGGTGCAGGGTTTAATACCCTGTTTGAATTGCAATTTTTGCGTAAAAGACCCCGCGCCGTTTTCCGGGGAAAAGGGTCGTAGAGATTTTGACCGCCCTACCGGTCGCCGCGCTCGCGGTGAATCTTCTCGTGACACGAACGACAAAGACTCATAAGGTTGGACTCGTCATTCGATCCTCCGTCAGCAAGCGGCACGATGTGGTGGACTTCCTCGACCGCGACGTAGCGTTCTTCCTTTAAGCACTGCTCACAAAGCGGGTGCTTGTGAACGTAGCGGTCACGGATTCGTTTCCATGCTCTGCCGTAGCGTTTGCCGGTAGAGTAGCCACGCTGGAACTTCTCGTAGTGTTGATCCATGATCTTTGCGTGCTCTTCACAATAAACGCCGTCCGTAAGGTGTGGACATCCGGGATAGCGGCACGGTCGTTGTGGTTTTCTTGGCATAAGCCGTGCCTCCTTTCAGGGCATAAAGAAAGCCCTGCAGGGTGTTCCCGCAAGGCTCGTGTGCTGCGCGTGCAGCTGTTTCTTTATTCTTTTCGCTGATTATATACTATCATAAAGGGCTGGTGGACATCTTAGGACAAAGCAGGACATTTCGGGCGCATTTCAAATGATAATCGGATCATCCGGAAGCGTCACATGAAGGAGCGCCTTGCCGTGCCAGCGACGAATGGTGCGGGCATCTGCACAGAGTTCCATTCCGATCTGCTCCCACGTATAGTTGTGGATGTACCGGTACTTGAGTACCATGCGCTCGTCGGTATCAGGAACTGCCTCAATGACCTCTCGTATCTGTTTCTTAAGGTCTGATAGCATTTCCAGCTCACCGGCGATTTTCTTTTCCAGTGTCCACAGCTTCTCAAGTGTCCGGACAAATGGTGCTTCGGTATTACGCGATGTCTGCACGCGGTCTTTATCATATTGGATAGCCGACACGCTGCCTGCCATCTCACGCAGGTTTTGTGCTTCTATCGTGTCGGACTTGATTCTCTGATCAAGGCGGTAGGCCTGATGGAGATATTCTTTTACTGTCATAAGGACTTCGCCTCCTCTCGTAGTTTTTGTATGAGATGCTCGCCGTCTACACTCGTTAAGGTCTTGTACCAGCCGGAGCGGAAGAACCGTTCACACTCCATTGCGTCCGACATGGCAGCTTGATTACCGGGCTTCTTTTTCAGGCGCTTCAGGGCGTCCCGGTAATCCTTTACTGCCTGCAGCACGATGGCGTTGGCGAGATTTTCATAAGGATCGGCCATCACACCACCTCAAGGTCAGCCTTGACCGCGTCAATCAGTGCGGTCTGCGTCATTTCTTTCTTGGATAGCGCCTTTACGATCCTTTCGTCGATGGTGCCCTTGGTAATAACGTGTTGGATCACGACAGTGCCGGATTCTTGACCTTGCCGCCAGAGACGGGCGTTGGTCTGCTGATATAATTCCAGAGACCATGTAAGGCCGAACCACACAAGGGTGGAGCCTCCGGCCTGAAGGTTCAAACCGTGACCGGCAGAGGCCGGATGGATGACTGCTACAGGAATCTTTCCCGCATTCCAGTCAGCAATATCGCGGCTGGTCTTGATCTCCCGGACATTGAAGCGGTTCTTGATGCGGCTTAGGTCATGCCGGAACCAGTAGGCCACAAGAAGCGGTTTTTCATTGGCGGCCTCGATAATATCCTCCAAAGCGTCCAGCTTCCTATCGTGGAACTCGATGACCTCACCGGTATCGGCATATATGGCACCGTTTGCGAGCTGTGAGAGCTTGCCCGTAAGCGATGCGGCATTGGCAGCAGTCACTTCACCATCGGGGAGCTGCAATATGAGCTCCTGTTTCAAATCCTCATAACGGCGGCGCTCAGAGTCGGAAAGCTGCACTTCATATTCTGTTGAAACCAGTTCCGGCATCTTCAAATGGTCGGTGGACTTCATGGAAATCGTGATATCTGAGATCCTCTGATAGATGGCATCTTCCGCATAGGGCAGCGGCTTGTAGGAATAGATGATCTCGCCGTTTCGCTTGTCCGGCATGAAGTAATTTGTCCGGTACTGCGTGATAAAGCGTCCGAGGCGCTCGCCCATATCCAGTACTTTAAACTCTGCCCACAGATCCATGAGACCGTTGGAGGAAGGAGTACCAGTCAGGCCGATAATCCGATGAATCCGTGGCCGTACCTTCATCAGTGACTTGAAGCGCTTGGATTTATGATTTTTGAAGGACGACAGCTCATCGATAATCACCATATCGAAGTCAAAGGGAAAGCCGGACTCATCAATCAGCCACTGCAGGTTTTCGCGGTTGATGATCGTGATATCTGCTCCATGCATGAGGGCGGCTTTTCGCTCCTTCGGTGTCCCGACTGCGACCGCATAGGTAAGATCTCTTAGGTGCTCCCATTTCTGGATTTCCGCTGGCCATGTATCGCGGGCGACTCTTAAGGGAGCCACCACTAAAACACGATGCACTTCGAAGCTGTCAAACAACAGGTTATATACTGCTGTCAGGCTGATGATTGTCTTGCCAAGTCCCATATCTAAAAGGACTGCGGCCACAGGGTGCTTTTCAATATAGCGGATGGCATAGTCCTGATAATCATGTGGATTGAAGTTCATCGATTATCCCTCCAATCTGCTTCGGATCGTCAATGACATATACCCGGTAGCCAAGCTCCCGCAGCAGCCTGTGGCGCGAGAGCTGGAGAGGGCGTGGCTTTTTGCCGGGTGCCTTCAGCTCTGCGAAACCGATATGGCCGTCAGGGAGTAAGATCAGGCGGTCGGGCATTCCTGCGAAAGAGGGACACACCAGCTTAAGTGCAATGCCGCCGTTCTTTCTCACCGCCATAGTTAACTTGTTTTCTATCTGTTTTTCTATCATTGCAAACCTCCGTCAGGCGTTAATTTCAGGGGATGTGCAAGGTGTATCAATGGTATTTACCAAACTTTTTCTTAGAGCTATTTTTTAAGGGCTAAGAGAGTTTTTATATAAGACCTTGATACACCTTGTCATAGTCCCGGATTACTGCAGAAAATCTTCCTCTGCACCGTTGTCCTCATGAATCTTTAAGCCCTTGAAATAGCGCTTCCGATTCAGTGTCAGCCGCTCGAATCCGGCTTTCTCCAGCGCAAAGTAAAAATCTGCCGTGCTGCGCACATATTCATTGCAGTCCAGCGAGTAGTTGCGGTATGCCTGATAAAGTGCCGAGGAGCTTTCCTTAAAGGACTCATCCACATCACACTTCTCGTCCAGAAAATGTCCGAACCAGTCGTTCTGGCTGCGATATTCATCGATGGCCTTTGTTACGCAGTCCGGCACCGGAATCTGGTAGTCCAGCGCGATGACCTTTTTAGCACCTTCGATGATCCATGCCAGAATGCTTTCACCGGCATTTTCATATAGGTACTCACCGTAATTTTTGATGTCGGCCTTGCCCTCGATCTTGGCGTTGAACGGGATCACGATAAGCCTGCGCCAGATACCGTCATCGGAAGCGGAGACGCGAGGCAGGTGGTTCGTATACAGCACCAGCGTATGGCAGGGCTTGAAGGAAAACGGGTCTTTATACTTTTTCTCCGCAAACACATCGTCCGTAGAGCAGAGCTGCTTGACGGTGGAGTCGTTGAGCCTTGCGCCTTCCTGCATTTCCGCAGCGATCAGCAGGCGTTTACCTTTGACCTCAGCCATTTCCTGTTTGATGTTTCTGCGGCAGCCGACGGTCAAGGTATCTGCGGATATATTTCCGCTGTAGAGTCCCAGCACGCGGGAGATGGCATTCCAGAAGGTGGATTTGCCGTTGCGTCCATCGCCGTATGCGATGATGAGCGCCTCCACAAAAACTTTCCCGATAGCAGCAAGGCCGCAGATCATCTGTACATAGTCGATAAGCTGCTGATCCTTCTGAAAAATCAGATCCAGATTATCCTGCCAGAGCTGCGCTCCTTTACTGCCGGGTGACACGGACGTGATTTTTGTAATAAAGTCATCAGCAGAATGTTCGCGGGCACCGGCCATACCTTTGCGAAGGTCGTAGGTCGCCTCCGGTGTGCAGAGCAGGAAGCAGTCTGCGTCCAAGTCTCTCGGCGAGATTTCCAGCATCGGGTGCGTCTCTTTGAGGGTAGATGTAATGTTCTTGGAGTCGCGTCTGCGAACGGCAAAGCTCTGGTAGGCCTTGGCGGCAAGGAACTCCTGATAGGCCTCCATCTGCTCGTCGCTCATCAGCTGTTCAGCTTTGGCCTTGGATGTGTTATCAAGTATTTCCTGCGCACCACAGTTTTTGAGCTTCTGCAGAGCCTCCATCATATTTCGATTGGCTTCTGCGAGCTGCCTGCGGGTGAGCTCATGAGCGACGGCCTGTGCGCCGGGCTCTGTTTCCTGCCAGTAGTGGTCACTGTATCGGATAAAGTGGGTGGCCGGTGAATAGCGCAGCTCGCTTGCAAAATACTTTGAGAGCACCTCGGCCTGTCCTACATCAGAAAAATCCTCCGGCTTATAGCTGTTCTCGTCGTTATAAACTTCCGGAGGGACATAACCATCCTCGCGGCTGATCTTGGAATAAAAGCGCTGGGCACTGTGCCAGATTGTATTAAGCTCGCTGTTATCCAGAGGCGGCACGCAGATCGCGGCCTTTTCCAGAAAACTTTGGTAGGCTTTTTCCGTATCGCCGTATTTCTTAATGACAATACCGGCAAAGCGGGACATGGTAGCGTTACGGCTTCCTTCCGGGATCACGACATCTTTTTCATGCCCGCCGGGCAGGTCTGAATCGAACTCGTCGTCATTCAAAAATTCCGTCAGGTTCATGCGACCGGGATAGAGCTCCACATTCGGCTCCTGTGTTCCGAAGAAGAAGCGAGCAGCATCCAGAGCCTTCGTATCAAAATACGGAAATATGGAATTGACCAGCTTCTTCATATCGCTATAGAGGGCGGCATCCGTCACTCGGTCGATGGGAAAGAGCACATGGAACTTTGGCCTTGCCGGTTTGCCGTTTTTCTCGCGCTGATTAAAGCGGCTGTAATGGATGGCGAGGCTTACTCCCGGAAATGCCTCCAACACGTCTGCCGGTGTGATCCAGTCTTTCGGATCTTCTGAATGGTCATTATCACAATCCACGGGAAGACAGTCAGCGGAGAGAAAGTTGTCGCTGTTGCGGTAGTGATTTTTGTACTCCGCGCACACATAGTCGTGACCGACTGCGTCTCTCATGCTGTCCGCGTCCATGACAACGGTCTTATGCGGATAGGAGCAGTTTCCGGGATTGCCGATAAAATCGGCGCTATACAGGGTAAACATCAGTCGTACACCTCCTCCGATTCTTCCTCCAGCACCTTCGTGATAAATTTCAGGGCGCGGATCATGGTTTCCAGTTCGCAGTCGCCGCCAAGGGTAACTTCAAAACCGTTGCAGCCGAATCTGTCCATAAAAGGCCTGACATGGATATCTGTGCTGGCTTCATCGGAAATGCGGAAATAAGTGCGTCCGCCGTGGCCGGTGTCGCCACCTTTGTAGCCGGTCGTCCCGGCTTCGACCTGCAGGATATTGGCACTTACCACATCGCGGGTGTAGGTAGTAATCTCCGTGCCATCGAAAAGCTCTCTGCGATTTTCTTTAATTTCATACATAGCGTTAAACCTCCTGACATTCTTCTGTGAAATAGCGCAAGCGATAGCCTTTCCACTTGGCGCGTTTGATTTCTGCTTCCATACCGGATGAGATGCGGCTGCCGAATACCCAGACCTCAGCGCACTTGCTCATGAGGGCATTCCCGAAGAAAAGACCAAGCTCACGTTCTTGGGGATTGTCATCATCAAGGAACTGCGGAAATAGCAGATGCGGTGCGATAGGGATATATCCCTTGTCCACGGCATAGCGGCTGTAGCGTCTGGCGTTGGCTACATTTGTCTCCACATCTCCGGAAAACGGAGAGCAGATGTAGACGATAGGCCGGAAAGCACGAAGGAACTGCTTTTCATTTGCAGCAATCCGGGATAGTGCTTCACCTGCAGTTGGGTCAGGATAGCCTTCGCTGTTGCGATAATCGTTGCTCACTCAAAAGTCCTCCTTTCCGGGCAGACTTAAAGGCGTCCACCTCCAATTTCCACTGGAGATGAACGCCTGATTTGAGCGGACGATTTTTAATCTTTTTTGTAGAAGGGCGTGGTGTAACCGTCTGCGCGGAGCTTCAGGCCTTTTGCCCACGGCGGAGTCCTGCCCATCTGTTCACAGAGAACGTCAAGAGACATGCGAGGGTCTGCTTCGATGACCAGTTCGTCGTGGATATGCATGACGATGGAGCAGCAGCGAAGCGTCTTCATGGCATAGCAGAGAATGTCGCGGGAGGTTGCCTGCACGATATTTTCCACGAATTTCGGCCCGTATGAGTCGAGCCGTTCCCATTTTTTCGTGCTGCCGATGCCCTCATAGGTGATACACTCGCCTCCGAATTTATTCGTACCGACCTTTGGCTTCACATAGGCGAGGTTCCGTCCGGAGGGCAGCGTAATAAAGAGCATCCCGGAGCGGCAGGAGAAAGTAAGCCCGTAGCTACTGGTTGTGTGTTTATATTTCACGGCCTCCATAACAGCTCGGTCGACATCCCACCAGAATTTCACGATATTGGGATTTGTCTGCCGCCATGCATCCACCAGCGGAGGAAGCTCATCTTCGGAAAGTCCCATCTCAATAGCGCCCATTGCCTTTAAGGCACCGACCGAGCCGCCGTAGCCGAGCGCAAGTTCCGCGATTTTGCCTTTTTGACGCAAGTGGCCATTAATGCCATGCTTCACGACCGGAACATGGAACATCTGACTGGCGCTGGCGCAGTAGATGTCACCTCCGGTTTCAAAGACTTTTTGACGCCACGTCTCACCGGCATACCACGCGATGACTCTTGCTTCGATGGCGCTGAAGTCGGAAACATAAAACTGCGTACCATCATTCGGGATAAATGCTGTCCGGATCAGCTGAGAGAGGGTGTCCGGGACGTCTTCATATAAGAGCTTCACAGCATCGAAGTCGCCGGATTTGACAAGAGCGCGTGCGTCGGCCAGATCCGGGAGATGATTTTGCGGGAGATTTTGTAATTGTATGAGTCTTCCTGCCCAGCGCCCGGTACGATTGGCTCCGTAAAAGGCGAACATGCCGCGAGCCCTGCCGTCGTCACAGACCGCGCGCTCCATCGTCTGATATTTCTTGACGGAGGATTTGGCAAGCTGCTGTCGGAGTTCCAGAACGGTCTGAAGTTCTGGCGGAGCGGTTTTGATAAGCTCTGCCACGACTTTCTTTCCAAGGCTGTCGGTTTCGAGCCCGTTGTCGGAGAGCCACTGTTTCATTTGCTGGACGGAGTTTGGATTATCAAGTGCTGTCATATCTTTCATGGCAGCAGTCAGTTCTGACCGGGAGCGGGAGTCCATTTCGATGGCTTCTTTTACCAGATCCATATCGAGTCGGACACCACGGTCGTTGATTTCCTGATCGATGTGGTATTCATCCCAGACCGCCTCCGGCACAGGGAATTTAGCAAGACGATCCTTAATGCCAATCTCGGTCTCTACATCTCTGATATTATATTTTTTGAAGGCCTCCCACTTGTCCGGTGCATGGAAAGGGTGGTTCCTTGTGCGACCGCCGTTTGTTTTCGTCGGAGCACAGGGCACGGAGAAGTATTTGATCAGGTCTTTTCCCTCCGTGAGTTTCTGTTTTTCAAGACCGAGGACGGCACCGACGCCTTCCAGAGAAAGCGGCAGTCCCATTGTTGCCGCCCAGACCATAGAGCAGCGCCAGCTTTCGGGATTTAAGAAGCGTGCACATTCGGTCGAGAGAGGGTGGTTATCATGGAAGGGATCAAGGCTTACTCCAAGATCACGGAGATATCGGGATAAGCACACCCGTTCAAAATTTGCATTGAAAGCCCATTTGATGACAGTATCATCAGTCAGAGCATCTATAATTTCCTGCGGCAGGCGTTCTCCCTGTGCAAGGTCAATGACCGTCACCTCGGAGCCGTCGGCGCTGTAGCCGAACAGCAGTATCTCAAAATCCGGTGACTCGGCATATTTATATACGCCACATTTGGATAGGTTCACGTCGCTGTAGGTTTCGATATCAATACTGAGTGTTTGCATAGATTTTCACCTCAATTCAAACAAGCGGCTTAAGATCACTCCTAAGCCGCCTGCCGTTACTGGATTATTTCAGGGATTCCATACGCTTGATATGGTATTCGTCGTCCTGCGCGGCCTTTTTCTCCTCGCGCTTCTCACGCTTGAAGTCATTGATCACCGTCTGGATGGCGACCACTGCCCAAGACAGAACTACGATGCAGAAGCATCCGATCAGGATGTTGCAGAGAAGGGATGAAATCATAACTGTGCTTTCCATTGTTTTGCGCTCCTTTCCTTAGTTGAGAAAATCTTCATCGTCATCAGTAGCAAAATCGGACTCAGCGCTTGCCTTGCCGCCGAGAGGCTCACCGTCACGGATCTTCTGCAGGTTGTTGAGTCCGCAGGCGATTCCCTTGTTGCCGGAAGAGTTGAAAGCATAAAACGTGATGCTGGCTCTGCCGTACACGCCGCTGTACACTTCGGAGCGGGTGAGAATCAGATTAAGGTCTGCGTCCACGATGCCGGGTGCAGAGGTTGCATTGGCGTTGACGAAGTAGGCGTTCTTGTAGGCCTCGTCGTCCGGACGCTCTGCATCGCCGTCACGCAGAGGAGTCTTCAAAACAGAGAGCGCCGGTACGGACTTGCCGTTGCCCTTGAGCTTAGCCTCGCCCTCCTTGTAGGCAGCCTCGATAGCAGCCTGAATCTTGGCGATGGTCTTGGTGTCGGACTTCGGGATGATGAGACTCACGCTGTACTTGGGAGTGCCGCCGTTGATGGATTTCGGCTCCCAGACGTTCGCGTAGCTCCAGCGGGTGCTGGCACCGGTGATAACCTTCATGGGATTGCTGATTTTTACATTCTTACTCATTGTCGTTTTCCTCCATAAAATCATTTTTTGCTGTATTCATGGCCAGGCGCTTGTCACTATCCGGCACAAGTGTGGGTTTGCCCTGTGGCTTTTCGATGTAAGCCGTCAGGAGTTCATCAAAGCGGGACTTACCGAGGAGCTTCTGCATGGCGGTGACGCCGAGCAGCTTTTTCTCATACGGGTCAAAGCCTGCTTTCTCGACCGCGTCAATGACGGCGGCCTCATTGCTGTATCTGCGGTTGCTGCGTCCTTCGACGATCTTGAAACCTGTCCATTCCTTACCGGAGAGAGCCTGCTGCAGAGCGTATTCCTTAATATCGGAAGCCCAGCTAACCAGTTCATCTACCTTGCCGAGAATGACCTCGATCTCAGTATCTGTAAGCAGTGGCGGGAGCTTGAAATCATGCTGCGCGAGCTTCAGATTTGCCTCGGCTCTGGCGCGGCACTCGTTCTTAGCCTTGCAGAAGCCGCACCATTCACCGCAGAGGAAATTCCCGTCACCAGCAAAGGCCAGATCTGCGGTGGGCTTTAAGACTTCATCCGCCCAGTGATACAGGTCGTCCTTGCTGATTTCGTAGGTGCTGACGTTTTGGCGTCTCGGTTGGTAAATGGTCATGGAAACCTGATCGATGTCGTAAATGTCATCGAAAAGCTCCAAAGCGCCGAGGGCATAACACTGCATCTGCGGATTCTCCTCTGCGGAGACTAAGACGCCTAAGCCGTGCTTGTAGTCGATCACCCGGAGCGTACCGTCCGCAATGATGACGCAATCGGCGGTTCCGAAGCCCTGTTCTACCCAGCGGGAGAAATCTACACGCTGTTCGATAAGGACTACCGGATCAGCGCAGATTTCCTTGGCGGCTTCGATCTGCTCCAGCACATATTCGGCATAGCCGGAGGTAGCATCCTCCATCTCCTCGGAATACCACTTGAGGTTGTCGGTTGGGTCTTCTGAAGGAAGTCCCAGCACCGTTTTCAATTTGTGCTCGCCAAGCGCATGAGCGTCGGTGCCTTCTGCAGCGTAGTCTGATCCTTTGTCCTCATAGGTTTCGCAGAGCCTTGCCGACGGCGGGCAGTGCAGCCACCTGTCGGAGCTGGACGCGGACAGGATTGCGTGTGCTTTAGCTGCCATTGCCGATCACCTCCGCGTCCTTCATCAGGGCTTCGTAGTTTGCCGGGTTGATCTCCGAGAGCTTTGCAGCACCGTACTTTTTAAGCAGGGCGCGTACCTCTGCGGTATGACCGGCGCGGGACTTTTCAGCAAGGACGGCTCTTACGTCCTCCAGCTTGAGTTCAAGCTTTGGTTTCTTCTTGGCGGGAGCCTCAGTGACTTTCGCTTCATCGTCATCACCGGAAAACTGCTGGTAGAGCCAGTCGGCTGCGGCATTAATAGAAGCAGCAGCGGTGCGGAGCTCTTCGATGGTCTGTGCCATTTCTGCCATCTTTGACATTTTCTTTTCCTCCTTCCTCGGATTGGCTTGCGGCAAGGAGTGAGAGGTTCCTTGCCAGTCTGGCGGATACGTGGCTGATAGAATTCAGGAGCTTGATCTCCTCGTTCACGTTGCCGCCTGTGTCTGCGTAACTGCGGTACATCATGTTCACCTCGCTTTCTGAAGGCTGTGTTCTCTTGCCTTCACCTTCCACTGGAGATGAACTGCCGATTTGAGCGGAGGATTTTATAAAAAAATTCCGACCATCATTCCAAGGTGGGACAATGGCCGGAAAGGGTGTGATGATTACTTGTTTTCGATCTTATGAAGCTCGGTGTAGTAGCGCTTCATTTGGTCAGCAAAGGTACGCTGCGGGCGACCGAGGGCTTCCGCGATCTTACGATCTGAAATCTTAGGATTGTCGAGGCGCATCTGGATAATGCGGTCTGCATCCGGATCAAGTTCGCGGAACCGGGCAATGAGGTGTTTGAGCAAATCGCGGTCAGCAATAATATCTTCTATAGAAGGTCTGCCGTCCGGAATGTAATCTCCAAGAGTGCCGTTGCCGTCCGGAAGCGGCTCGTCGAGAGAAGTGGTATCGGGAGCGTGGTATTCGCACAGGTCGCACTGCCCGTCGCATTTCCAGAGATAGCGTTTGGTGCACATGCAACGTCCATGATATTGCTCGCGTTTTTGTGTTGCCCAGATATCTGGATAGAGGGAACGATACTGCTCCTCGGTGATAGGGGTGAGTGTGACCTTGAAGGGATTCTCCGGGTCACGAAGTGGAAAGTAACGCTTGTTGTCATTGTTTTTCTTAGAATTTTTCATTTTCGGTTCCTTTCTGAGCGAAAGGAGCCGAGAGAACGCAAAGCCGAAGTCATAAGAAACACAAATGGCCGGATAACTCTGAAACATTGTGTTTCAAAGTCATCCGGCCATTTGGTAGTTCATCTCGACTCCGTTGCTCGGTATGCTTTGCGTATTAAGTTTTCGATTCAGTTGTTACATTCCTGCCTGCATTGCGTAAGCAGCAATACGGTTGTGGGAGGATTCCTTTACTGCTGACTCATCGCAAAGGATTTTTACGATGTGATTGCAGTTAGGACACTTGAGCTCGATGTACAGCTTTTCCTTCGGAATATCTGATACATCGCAGGCTCTCTTTCCACAAACGGGACATTTGAGCGGCTTGTTCATGCCTTCCTCCTTTCTTGTAGTATATAAGCGTGTTCGCTGATTTACTACACCTATGGTAAAAAATATGGGAATGCACCTGTGAGAGCACATTCCCGTGCTAACAAAAATATTCGTCGAGAGATAGTTCCTCTCTGGATACCAGTTTTAATTCCTGAAGCCGGTATTTCATGGGTGTGTAGTTGACACTGAATTTCTCGGCCAGTTCAGAAATTGCCTGATCGACATCGTAGGTTTTCGGAAGTGGTGCAGGCGGTGATGAACGTAAGCCCATTGTCTTAAGAAATTCAGCTGTGGCTGCCTCCCGTGGCATCAGGAATGCAGCAGCGCAGTGATTGGCTTGGTATTCAATGACCTCGATAGCGGACATGTTTGACCTGTCTCCGGTCTCTGCGCGGAAGGCTTTCTTCTGGCAGAAGTGCTGGTAATTTGCTGACCGATTCATAAAGCAGCGTGTATGAAGCTTCTGATGGAAGCATTCATGAATGCAGCTGAAGTTCTCGATTCCGCGATTGTCGCCCTCGTTGATACTCCGATCAATGATGATAGTTCCCTTCTCGACAGGAGTCTTTTTGGGAAACATCCCATTGAATACGATGTTGTCTGGCGGAGTCTCGTCGGCTTCATTGATGGGAATCCAAGCATAGTAGTAGCCGTTGTTGTAGGCTGTCATTCCAAGAATCGACTGATCCGGTGACAAGTAAAACCAGTCTGGCGTGCAGTGGATAAAATCCACCACGTCATATACATCAATTTTCTTAGGCCGGATACGGCGTTCTTTGTCAAAAGACTCGTTCAGGCTGTCCGCCTCATTTTCGAGCTGGGTTTTGCTGTAGTCATAGTACCGCAAATTACGTGTTGCCTCCGTTTTTTTCCTGATTTTCCAGCATGTCAATAATTTTCTGCCAATCATCCTCACCGGCATTGATGTCACGTGCTTTACGAAGAGCAGTGCGGAGATTGCCGACACCCATCACATAGTCAGATAGATCAGGAGATACGCCGTTATCTCTTGAGAGGGCAGCGTAGTCGAATAGCGTATTTGTGTCATCTTCGTTGAGACCCAGCACCTCAGCGATTTTATAGATTTTGTCTTTGTCTGGCGGATACCTCCTTCCTTTTTCAATATCGCTCATGTAAGCAGGGACAATGCCCAGCTCCTCGGCAAGCTTTCGCAGGCTGATTTCTTTCTCCTGCCTTTTGGCTTTTACAAATTCTCCGAATTTGTTTTCCATGACGATCCTCCTTTCGTAGCATGTAAGCGTGTTCGCTTAAATACTACACTAAGTATACACAGTTGCTTCAACGAAGTCAAGGGCTCAAATGTAAATTTTCTTTAAACGGTGGCACATGCCCTTAGCAAAAAGCAGGCGAGGAAATCTACAGTAGTACAGTGAACATGGGCTATTTCCCAGACCTTCCGCGTTCGACCGTCTAAGAAGTGGAAGTATTTTTATTGCGGTATACGAGATATTTAATGCGCAAATGCAAATTTTTAATCTGAAATCAGGTTGAAATCTCTCGCCTGATGTGTTATAATTTATAAGGCGTCTTTTGCCGATAGGACTCTAATGGTTAGGAGGAGAATACATGGCAGTCAGCTATAAGAAATTATGGAAATTACTAATTGATAAAAATATGAAGAAAAAGGACTTAAGAGCTGCCAGCGGGATCAGCACAACAACACTTGCGAAACTTGGCAAGGATGAAAACGTCAGTACTGAAATCCTGTCGAAGATTTGTGCTGCCCTGAACTGTGATGTCGGAGACATCATGGAAATGGTGCCCGATGATTCGAAGGATGTGGAATAAATGAATGGCAAAGACAATAAACAGACAAGGAGTTTTTTAAATATGAATCAGTCAACGTATAACGCATTGAAATCCTTTATCTGGGGAATCGCTAACGATTGCCTTGTAGATGTATATGATGTGGGCGACTACAGGAAGGTCATTCTTCCGATGCTGGTCATCCGCCGTTTTGATGCGGTCTTGGAGCTGAAGCACGATGAAGTGGTAGCGGCAAAGAAGAAATTCGAGAAGGACGGAGTCACTGTCGATATTGATCCTGCGTTCTGCGGAATAGCTGGACAGGCCTTTGTGAACAAGTCTGACTTCACGCTGCGTGACTTGAAGTCCAGAACGAATCAACAGCAGCTCCGGAAGGACTTCATCGACTACCTCGATGGATTTTCCAAAAATGTACAGGAGATCATTAATAAGTTTCATTTCCGGGATCAGATTCCGCGCCTTTCCGAGCAGGATAGGCTTGGATTGCTTATCGAGAAATTTGTCGATCCGAGCATCAACCTCAGCAATAAGCCTGTTCTAAATGAGGACGGCTCTGAAAAATTGGAGGCACTTGATAATCATACAATGGGTACCCTGTTTGAAGAGGTTATCCGTATGTTCAATGAGCAGACAAATGTGACAGACGCCGGACGCCACTTTACGCCGCGTGACATTATCGAGCTCATGGCCGACCTTGCCTTTATCCCGATTCAGGATAAGATTCAGAGCACCACATATAGAATTTATGACGGAGCGTGTGGCACGGGAGGCATGCTCACTGTCGGCGAGTCCTGTATTCAGAATCTCGCTGAGCGTCGTGGCAAGAAGGTCTCTATCAATCTTTTCGGTCAGGAGAACTTTGATGAAACATATGCCATCGCCTGTGCGGATATGCTGCTTAAGGGCGAGGGCACGCAGGTCAATAATATCTTTTTCGGCTCCACCATCTCTAACGATGGCTTCCCGAAGGATGAGTTTGACTTCATGCTTTCAAATCCACCCTTCGGTACCTCGTGGAAGGCAGAACTTAAGGCGTGGGGAGATATTAAGAAAGACGAGATTACCGATCCGCGTTTTATTATTGACTATGATGGTAACCCGGAGTATACTTTGCTGCCTGATATTGGTGATCCTCAGATGCTGTTCCTTGCAAACAACATTAGCAAGATGAAGCAGAAGACTTCGCTCGGAAGCAGAATCATAGAGGTGCATAATAGTTCGTCTCTTTTTAATGGAAATGCAGGAAGCGGTGCGAGCAATCTGCGTAGATACATTATTGAAAATGACCTACTTGAAGCGATTGTCGCGTTACCGGAAAAGATGTTTTACAACACGGATATTGGAACCTTCTTGTGGATTCTCACAAATAAGAAGGATGAAAAGCGTAGGGGGACAATACAGCTTATTGATGCAACATCTATGAAGTCGCTCCTCAAAAAGAATATTGGTGAAAAGAACAGCGAAATAACTCCAAGTATTCGTCGCACAATTGTAGATCTCTATCTTGCATATAGGGATGCTGATCCTAAATACAGTATGGTTTTCCCAAATGAGGAATTTGGGTATTACGCTGTTGATGTTCAGAGGCCTCTGCGATTAAAAGTTGACTTGACGGAAGAAAAGATCGAACAGCTGTTGACGGAAGGAAAGGATAATGACCTTATAACAGTTGTGAGAAACTATTTGAATATTCAGAAAACAGAAAGCGTAAATAGCTTCAATTCTTTTATTAATGAGATTGAAAAAGTTTCAAAGGATGCGGGTGTTAAGCTGACGGCAAAGCGAAAGAAGCTGCTGAGAGATTACTTAACTTATGTTTCTGAGGACGCTGAGCCGGTTATTGATTCAAAAGGTAACATTGAGCCTGATAAGAATCTAAAGGATAGCGAGCAGATACCGATGCTCTATGAAGGCGGTATTGAGGGATTTTTGGAGAAAGAAATCAAACCGTATGTACCTGATGCATGGATTGATGAGAAGTCAGCATCAATTGGATATGAGCTCAGCTTCACGAAGTATTTTTACAAGCCGGTTGACTTGAGGCCTGTAGAAGACATTATCGAGGATTTAAGAACTCTGGAGAAAGAATCGGACGGAGTCCTTGCCGGAATAATGGAGGATTTTGAGAGATGA